ACTCATTCAGAAGATTCTCGGTGATGTGGGGATCACTTATACGATGGCTGATAAGACATCGGATAGTGTTCCTTACGTTCGAGGAGATTCTGTTGAGTATTTGAAGCGTACATTTTCTGTCATTCAGGATAAGGTCGTTGCTCCTCTTTCTAAGGATTCACTTATCAAGAGTCTTTCAACTGTCACGAAGTCGAAAGTCCTCTGTGAAGAAGAGCAAATGGCTCAGATTATTGAAGTTGCTAATCGTGAATATTCTCTTCACGGTAAGGAGACTTATGATAAAATGCATGATATCTTTGTTGACATTATTGATCGAACACCTGAATTACGGGTTTATATCCCTCCTCGCTTTTGGTTTGGATGGCAGGAGACATTTGATTCAGTTGTTTCTGGCAATTGTTTTGATGACGATATCTTTGAGCCAGAAGAATTTCTTCCTAGCTCTGAGCTTTGTCAATGGTATGAAGCCCCTTCCTCTCTCCCACCTTTTCCCTACTTTGTTTTTACTTTAGCTGTCTTGATTTCTCCTCTTAATGAGGAGCTCTTTAAAAGACGTTTTTGGTGGGCACCAATTGTTCTTCCTTTGTATGAGAGTGTTTTTGTTCACTTCGACACTCCGTTGCATGCCTTTTTTAGGGCTGCAGCACATGTTTGGTGGTCGAAACTCTCTCTGTTGAATGGAACATGGATGCATTTAGCTTGGACTGTTTTTGTCTTATATGTTGTTACAGCGATGTACTCTCTGTCTGGAAACTATTACCCTTACTACTTCTCAGTCATTGTTGTTTCTTTATCGTGTGGACTGCATTCTTGGCAGCCTTGGTTTGACATGTGTAGTAAACTGTGGTCATTTGATTTATGGTCTGCTATTCATGCAGCTAAAACTATCCAGACAGAGGAGTTTGTGGTTAATGGACCGTTCTTCTCTACTTTCCACTATATTTCTGAAGTGGGAAAAATCCGTATGGTTTTATCTGCGAACAATGATCGGGATTATTGTCAATATCAGAACTCAATTGCCCCT